CTGAGTAGCATAAAGAAGTATAGAAATCGTAACATTTGGGTTCGTGAGGTATGTATATACCCGAATGTTCGATATCGCAGTTGGTAGTATGTGATGTGCTTAGCTGTCTAAGCTGATCTATGCTATCGTTAGCTACATATTGTATAGTATGTCCACTGGTCAATGCTCCACTACGATAAATAGCAGGCGAAACGTTAACGCACTTGATTCCAGCAGACACGACTCTCAAGGTGTCAATGGGTCCTGAAGTGTCGCCTCCATATTTCTTACACATGGCGACCCTCATTCCAACGCTACTGAAGACTTTGTATCCTTGAGCGTCCAGATTTTGTCTCGACACAAGTACATCTCTTTTTCCATATAAAATTTCTGCGAAAGAGATGTTAACGGTGCCTCCTAACAAGGTGTTATCCTCTGAGGCAATAGTAGGGGAGTAAGATGCTATTGTAGTCCCCAAATCCCACGGTCTAAACAGCACACGCAAGGTGCCATTGACGTCGGATGATATAGTGGTAGAAGATTCGAAATTGTATGTTGAAGTTTCTATAGGATATATGTTAGGAATCTTCGTACGCACGTTGGTAAAAGGATCAATCAGACTCTGTCCGTATTCGACTTCACTAGCGGTAAAGTGGGATTGTTTCTCTTGCGCGTCAGGACGATCGCGTAACACTTTACTTTCGTTTGGTCCAATACGTCCGTCAACTCTCATTAGTCTAACATCGTTGGTAGGGTGTGCTTTGAGAGCTGGGTCGATCTTTCTCCTTGGTTTGATTTTTACGGCGCCTGTTCGCAATGTTTTAGCAGGCGCGCGGCGGTTGATTCTATTATTAGCTTTCTTCATTTTCAATAGAATCTTCGTGAATTACACGAAGTACTGAATCATTAATGTAACGATCATCGATTACGAGATCTGCGTGGCAACCAATATCGCAGTTCAAAAGTTCATTCGGCACATAAACTGGTTGCCCTGGTTCAACAACATGAGACAAATTATATAAAGTGGAAACTAAAATCTCAGGTTGAGTATTAGTATGGACAGAATATCCAATCATCTCATCTACGGGATTTATTTGGTTGTCCACCATCGCTATGTTAACAAATTTTTTGTCTCGCATACTTAGTATTTTTTCGTTTCGCACGCCATATAGCAACCTAGCTTGATAGATCAAGGACGTTAGGGGCATGGATTTACAACCATGCAATTCAGTATAAGCCACAGCATATGCGTGCGTGCGAGGGTCTTTAATATACGTCGTCTCGACTCCACTATAATACCTGGACCCAGTGATGGCTTTTTTGATGTCCCTGACAATAACTATTTTCCCATTAGTGAGAATGGAGCGCTTCGAAATGAATTCCAAATCCCACCAATAGCCGAAGTTAAGTGATTTAGCTGCCTGACCTAACCCATGGGCTCGATTAGTTTTGGGCGCATCGTAAACTTGCCAGAAAGATGCTGTCCAATTTTCCACGTCCTTCGACCTAATCCACATACACGCGTCGTCTCCGGACACGAAAAATAATAAATCGCTGTACAATATTCCGGCTCTAGCAGCTGTGTACAAGCCGTAATAGATAACTCTTAAGGTGTTACCTAGTG